TCGACTTGTCGGCGCGCGGCGGCGCGGTAGTCGGTCATCAACGCGTCGGATTCGGTGACATGGGTCCGATCCGCCAGCTCCGCCAGCGTCAGGATGTCGTCGTCATTGGGGGGCGTGATGACGCGCGCCGCCCACGTCCCCCCCGGCGGTGTCCAGCGCGTATAGATCGGTTGCCAGTCCATCAGCGCCGCGCCTTGCGGCTCAGGGTTCGCCGCGTGTACGTGCTCGTCGAGAATTCCGCGATGACCGTCGGCGCCGCCACGGGCAACCAGCCCGGGCGCGCGAGCGGCGTCGTCACCGTCTGGGTCTGCGATCGACTGACCAGCGCGCCGCTGCCGATGCTCTCCGGCGTGCACCCGGTGTGCGGGGTGTCATCGACCGGACACGGCCCCGGATCACGTCGCCACGGCGAGGCAGTGAGAAAACTCACGGGGTTCCTTTGGGGGCGCGAGCGGACGGCCCGCCCGCGCCGGATCGCCTAGACGAACTTCGCTTGCCCGAACGCCTGCGGCCGATAGACCGCGAGCACGAGCCGTTCCTCGGCGCGAATCGCGACGAGGTTCTTGATGAAGAAATCGACGTGCGAGTTCGACGCTTCGACGCGCATCCCGCCCCGGCGGAAAATCTGCCCGCCCTGTTTGAACGCCCCGACCCAGCAGGCCCCCACCGTGACGGTCGGCGTCAGCGCGACGGGCAAGCCCCAGAGCACGGGGACCGGCGTCGGATTGAACGGCCCGCCACCCAGATAGGCGCCTTGCGTGGTTTTCAGGAGCGCGATGCTCGTCCAGTCGCTCGGGTTCATCGCGATGGCGTCCGGCATCAAGAACGACGTCGCCGCAATCGCCATGATTTGCTGCAGGATGATGTCGGCCCCTTGTGCCGGAGCGACGGCCGGACCGAGCGGCGGCGCCAAGCCCACCGTATTCGCGAGGCCGAGCAGTTGCGGCGCCACGCCCGTGCCGTGCAGCAGTTGATCGTCTTCGATGAGCTCGACCCCGAGCCGCAGGCGCGCGTCGATATAACTCGCGATCGCGGGTTCGTCTTCGAGCAGTTCTTCCGTGACCGGCAGAAAATGCGCGATCTTCCGCACGGGGTCCGTCACCGCGTCGAAGATGAGCGCGCTTTCTGGTTTGGTTGCGCCTTCGAGCGTCGGCGCCGCCGCGTTCGTGAACGTCTTCTCCCGCATGTACGCAATCGCGTTCGACGTCGTCGTGCCCTGCGCAAACAAATCCGCAATCTTCAACGGCCGAAAGAGCAGCGGCAGAATGCCGGGGAGGTACTGCGGCAGCACCAGGGCTCCACCAACCGCCGGGTCCTCGGTGATCGTCGTCGCGTGCATGTCGAGGCCGCCGCCCTGCGAGAACAGCTCGACGCTGGGCGACCGCCACGCCGACTGCACCCGGTGATTCCCCTTGCGGAAAAAGTCGTACTCGGCGGCGCGCACGAACTGCTGCCCCATCGAGAGCCGACGCGAGGCGAGCGGCGTCGCGCCGTCGATCGCCGGCTTCAGGCCCATGCCCTCGGTGAGCTTCTTGATCGCTTTGAGCTGGTCGCTGTCGCCCGTGGCCGACGCGATCTTCTCGCGCAGGACGTTGGCCTCGGCGACGAGCACGTCGACGGCGTCCCGCTCGTCCTTCGTCGTCGACCGGTTTTCGGTTTCGGCGGTCTCCGCGTGCTTTTTGTAGAGGGCCAGCGCGGCGTCGCTTTTCGTTTTGAGATCCCGTTCGAGAGCGGCGGTGTTCATAACAGGGTCCTTCAGCGCCCGAGCGCCAGCCCGAGCAATTGCCGCTCGATGTCGCTGCGCCAGGCGCGATCGGTCCCGCTCGCGGTACCCGCCTCAAGAGGCGTCTGGACCGCGGCGGCGACCGTCGTGAACGGCGCTGTCGGCGTCATCGCGCGGGCGATCGTGTCGTCGAGTGTCCCGATGCGGTCGATCATGCCGAGCGTCAGCGCCTCGTCGGCTTGCACGGCCCGGCCTTCGCCGAAGCCCGCGCGCACGATCGACGGGTTCACGCCGCGCCCGGCGCCGACGTCCTTGACGAACGTCGCATATGGGCGTTCCAGCTCGCCCAGAAACCGGGCGCGCGTCTCCTCGCTCAGCGGCTCGGTTTCATTCCCCTCGACTTTGTATTTGCCGACCGCGAGGTACGACCGTTTCACGCCGAGCTTGTCGAGGGCGCCCGACAGGTCGTTGTGAATCGAGAACACCCCGAGCGCGCCGACGACGCCGGAGGGCGTCGAGACGACTTCGGTCGCACAGGCGCCCGTCCAATACGCGGCCGACGCCATCTTGTGATGCACCTGCGAGATGACCGGCTTGACGGCGCGGGCTTTCAACATCTCGTGCGCAAACTCGGTCGCGCCCTGCACGTTGCCGCCGGGCGAATCCCAATCGAGGATGATCGTGCCCACGTCTTTCGCGTTGACCGCGTCCCGCAAATCGGCCGTCGCTTGCTCAAACGTTGTCCCGCCGCTCATCTGCGAAAACAGATTCATCCGGGGCGCGATCACGCCGTGCATCGGGATCACGGCCACGCCGCCCGCTTTCGACGGGGGCTCGCGCTTCACCGGCGCGAGCGCCAGGACGTCGGCCCCGCCGTCGTCGCCCGCGATCCGCCGCCCGAGGATCGCCGCAATCACGGCGAGCATCTCGCGCTCGACCGCCCACGGGCTGGTCAGCGCAAAGCTCACGAGGTGGTCGTAGGTGTGGACGTTCGGGTTAGGCATACAGCTCCGCCTCTCGCGTCGGACTGAACGGCTGATCGCCCGTCAGCAAGCGGTCGAGGGTTTGCGTGTTCACGCGCGAGGCGAGCGCCGACGCCGCGTGCGACGCTTCGGCGGACGAGAACCCGGCCGCGACATACACCGGGCGCAAGTCGGACGCAAGCTCGCGGTCCCAGCGGTCGATGTCGAAGGCGGCCACGCGCGCCGGACCATCGAGGCGTTCGAGCACCCGCCGCTGCCGGTCCCACGAGGCGCGGACCACGTCGGCGGTCGCGGTGGTCGGGACGACCGGCTCGGTCGGCTTGACACTGCCGCCATAGCCGCTCGTCGTATTGAGTGGCGCCGACAGTTGATCCGCGCTCGGGTCGTCCTTCATCGACGGCAGGTTCAACCGGGCGCGGCCTTCGTTGGCGGTCATGATCGGCCGTCCGACCAGCGCCTGGAGCGCCGACGCCTGCTCCTCGAAACTGCCCTTCAGCTTTTCGGCGATGTTGAATTCGAGATAGACCTGCTCGACGTCTTCGCTTTCCGGTAGCAGCTGCCGCATAAACTCGTCTTGCAGATACGTCAGCCACGGGCCGAGCGAATCCTGGTACAGCTGCTTGTGCTGTTCCTTGATGTTGCTGAAGGTCGCGTAGTCGAGGATGCCGACCATCGGCAGCGGAATGTGGTACGCGCGGGCACATTCCTCGCGCGTCAGCTTGCGCGAGGCGACGTACTCGGAGTCCTTCGCGGAATAGCTCGTCTCCTGAAACGTCATCCCGTCTTCGAGGACCGCCATCTGTCCCGCATTCCCCGGCCCGGTGAAACGTTTCTGCCATTGCTCGCGATACGATTGTTTCTGCTCCGGGGTCCACTTGGGCGCCGCGAGCGGACGCTGGATGATGCCTTCGAGGCGCGCCGCGTTTTGCCAGAACGATTCGCGGTAGTCGGTGGCCGCGACTTCTTCGGCCAAGGTCTGGCGCAGGGTTTCAAGCGGCGACAGGCCGACCGGGGTGAACGGATCGTACCCGCCGAAGTACACGACGTCCTTCGGATCGAGCGTCCAGCGCCGCCCATCCGGCGTCGTCCAGACGAAATCGGTCACGAGCAAATAGCCGTAGACCTGGACCTCGGTCGGCCGCAGGCGAATCAGGCCGACGAGCACGCCGTTGTCGTCGCGGACCTTCAGCCAGTACGCGTTGAAAAAGATCCCGACGTCCTTCATCAGCGATTCGAGCAAGCAGTACGCGCTCGTGCTCGGGTTCGGTTCGTTGAGCCAGCCGATGACGGCGTGATCCACCAGCCGCTCGCGGTCGGTATCACTAACCCGGCGGAACGCCTGCAGGTTCAGCTGCGCGATGTTGCGCGCGATGAAGTCGACGCACGTTCGCACGTTCGGCTGCGTCCGGTACATCTCCGCGTAGGTGTACGGGCTCGCGAAGCCCCAGAGTCCCCACGGCCCGGTGCGCGCCGAGAGCGCCGGGGATGGCATCGACCCGGCAAACTGTTGCAACGATCCGTAGGTCTGGACGATCACGGCACCACCTGCAGGAAGGCCACCTGGCTGCGGTGAATCACGACCTCGCCATCGAGGGTGACCGGCTGGCTGTTCGCTTTGAGCGCCGAGACATCTCGCAGGACGAGCCACGCACCACGCGCCTGCCAGAGCACGCCCCGCAGCGCGCTGTCCGGGTCATGCACGAAGTTCACGACAACCGTTCGGAGTAAACACGGCGGGCGGCCCCACACTGACGATCAGCGTGCGGGGCGGTTGGCGGGGCTGTCTACTTTGCGCAGCGGAAAGGCGGGCGTTACGACTCGGTGTCGCCGTCGGTGTGCAGGCGCTGCCGCATCAGCTCGGTGACGTTACACCGCTCCTGCTCGGCGCGGCGGCAGAGGGCTTCGTACTGATTCGACGGCATACGCAGCGTGACATTGACCGTCGGGTGACGGGGATCGAGCGGCGGTCGTCCCATCCGACGCGGCGGGCGCTCGCTCATGTGAAGGCACGCTGATCGTCGCACACGCGTCAAGCGATCACCAGATCGGGATCGTCGGCCACCGGTTCCGCCTGCGAGCGCAGCGCGAGGTTCCAGGCAATCGCGAGGGCCACCACTGGATCGATCCGGCCGCGACTGCGTTTCTTCACGGGGTAGATGTTGTCTTTATTGTCGCGTTGCACAACGGCATTGCCCACGCACCAGAGCATCAACGGATCGTCCTGCGCGTCCACCTCGCCGCCGAGCACCGCCGCTTCGAGTGCCAGACAGCCGCTCGACATCGCCGCGTACGACTGGCTCACTTCCAGCACCTGCCGTTCATCGAAGCCATCGCCGTCCGGCCCCGTCAGCTGCGTAATCAGCTGGTCCGCGTGCCACGGGTCGAAGCCGATCTTGACGATTTCCACCTGCGCCCGCAGCGCGATCAACGCCTCGCGGATGACTTGATGATCCACGCGCGTGCCCGGGACCGATCGCAGATGGCCGGCCGCGACCCATTCGAGGTACGGGGCGCGGTCCCGCTGCGCGCGGTCCGGCAACGTCTCGGCGGGCGTCCACACCCAGCGCAGGACGCGCCAGCTCGTCCGCTCCGGCGTCGGCGGAAACAACGCGAGCATCGCCATCAAGTCCAGCTTCGCCGCGAGGTCGATGCCCACGAAACACGGCGCGCCGATCAGGCTCTCGCTCGTCCAATCGGTATGCTGCCCTTTTCGCCAGCCATCGAGGGAGAGCCACGGCTCTAACGTGTTGACCCATAAGTTCAAGTGCTTTTGTTTGTAGGCGGCCGCGGCCCCGGGCATCCCGAGCGCCTTGACGACTTTTTGTTTCAGGTCGGTCGGGTTGACGGACACGCCGTAATTCGGGTTCGCCTTGCGCGCAGTCGCGGCCAGCGTCCAATCGTCCTCCGGGTCTGCGTGCGCGATGAACGCGAAGTACGAGTCGTCGCGGAGGGTGCGCTCGAGGATTTGGCAGGCGTAGGCGTGCTCCTGGCCGCACGGGGACACCGGGTCATCGCCCGCTGTCGTGATTTTGAAAATCACCGGCTGCCGCCGCGCGCCCGTCGCGGTTTCGAGCACGTCGATCATCCCGCGCGTCCGGTACTTGTGAATCTCGTCCAGGCTGATGAAATGCGGGTTCAAGCCATCGGTCGAGTCTTCGTCGGCGCCCAAGGGTTCCAGCTTCGACGCCGTGCTGGCACGGTATAAGTTCGCCGTCAGGATTTCGATCCGGGTCCGCAGGCCGCTCGTCCGCACCAGCTGGCTCGCGTCGTTGAACACGATGCGCGCCTGATCCTTCTTCGTCGCGGCGCAGTACCCTTCCGCGCCGGGTTCGCCGTCGAAGAACGTCACGTAGATCGCCACCACCGCATCTTCGAGCGACTTGCCTTGCTTGCGCGGCAGCTCGTTGTAGGAATGCCGGAAGCGTCGATAGCCCGTCTCGATGTGGACCCAGCCGAACAGCGAGCCGAGCCGGAACGCCTGATACGGTTGCCACCGGATGAACTGCCCCGCCCACTCGCCTTTGTAGTGCTTCAGCTGTTCCCCGAAGCGGAGGAACCGATCCGCCTTCTCCAGATCGAGCCGGTACGGAAAGGCGCGCGTGCCTTCGCGGCTGCGGTCGTATTCGTGACGGGCGCAGGCCAGCTTGTGATACTTCCCTGCGGACACGCGGCCCCGGAGCACCTTGCGCGCGTAGGCGTCGATCTCGTGTCGCGCCATCGGTCGGCCCCGGGGTTAATTGTGGCGGGTGGTCGTCGGCGACGGCGGGTCGTCAAATTCCGCGAACGGATCGTCCGAGGGCGCAGCGGTCGTGCTCACCCGCGACCGGCTGGACGGCGTGAGCCCGAGCTCCGGCCAGAGTTTCGTGCAGCCCGCCAACGCTTTGGTCGCAATCGGCAAGTAGGGATTCTGCATCGGGTACCCGCTGGCCGTTTGCACCACGAGCCCGGACGCCTTGATGCGGGCGGTTGCATCGAGGTAACGCGCCCACTCCAGGCACAACGCGAGCAGCGGCCCGCGATCGGCATCGGTGACTTGCCGCGCCTGATAGAGCAACGGCGCCAGCCGCGCCCATTCCTGCAGCGCGAGCGGATGATCCGTGAGTTCGGGCGGCGGCGTCAGCCAGACGTCCGGCGTGATCGCGGGTTTGGGTTCGTCGTGATTGATCGCGCGTTTGCCGGGGTACCCTTCGAGCTTGCGCCGCCAGGAGGGGACCGGCTTGCGCCCGCGCATCAGAACCTCAGGCCGCGCGCTCCGTCGAAGGGCGTGGTCGGGAAGGCGCGCTGCATCTGGCCATCGAGGGTGACACCCATCTCGGTGCGCGGGGCGGCGGACTGCTTGAAGAAAAACGCGGTCTTCGCTTTGCGGCAGCGCACGGCGAGCTCGCGCGCCCACGCATGATCCATCGGCCGGTACCCGCTGCCGGATTCGCCGCCGACGATTAGCCATTCGATGTCGCTCAGGTCGAGCGAGGGCAACGGCCCGAGCAGCGGTTCCCCGGAAACGAAGTGGACGACGGCGGGCACCTTCACGAGCAGCCGCGCCCGATCGACGTGCTTGTCGTTCTCGATGCTGGTCCCGAGCCAGACATGCGGCCAGGGCCAGCCTACCGGCAACATCGCCGGAATGTTTTCGGGCCGTTTCGTCAGCAGCTGAAAGTCGAGCCAGCGCGCGTCGCGGATGGCGGCCCACGCCTGCGGGCGGATGGCGTTCGCGTCCGGATGGTCTTCGAAGAAATCCCCGAGCGACATCACGAACACGCGTTGTCGGGTGCGCTCGCGCTCGGCGGCACGGTCCCACTTGCGGATGTTGGCGTAGACGCCCGCGACCGGCTGCCGCTTGCTGTCGGCGCCCCAGACGTGCAGGCCCATGCGGTTCGTGGTCAGGGTTTCGGCGTAGCAGTGCGCGCAGCCAGGAGAGACTTTGTCGCAGCCCATCCAGAAGTTCGCGGTGTTGTTCGTCCAGGCGATGATCGAATCCTGCATCGAGTGATTATCCTTGGTTTCGTTTCCGATGTTGTTCGCGCCGCGACTGCCAGCGCCAGCCGTGCGCGCCGCAGCTCTCATCCAGCGCGCGATCTTTGTGTCCGCCGATCACGGGTTCCCCGCAGTGTGCGCAGACGCGACTCGGGCGGCCTGCCCACTTTGCGTTCTGCTTGCGGGCGCGTTTCTGTTTGGCCGTGTTCGCCAGCCCGCCGAGGCGACCGAGGACAGCGGCGGCGGCAGCCTTCGCGGCGCGTTGATCTTCCGAGAGTTTTTTAGGCATAAGGTAGCGGTTTGATTGTAGTTGAAAACTCGCGCGGGACAGCGGCGGAAACTGCAGCGGCGGCAGGCTGGCAGAGCGGGCGGGCGGCAGACTGCGGCGGCAGGGGCGGCGGCAGGCTGGCAGGAGGGCGGCAGGGGCGGCGGCGGGCAGCTGGCAGGCTGTAGGGGCGGCGGAAAGCCTGTAAGGGGCGGTAAGGCGGGCTGGCGGCGGCGGCAGGCTGTAGGGGCGGCAGAGGGCGGCGGCGGGCAGGCTGGCCAGGAGAGGGCAGCTGGCGGCGGCGGTCCGCCGCCAGCTGTAGCGGCGGGTTACGATGCCTTGCGGCGGGCGGCGGGTTTGCCGTTCGCCTTAGGCTTGGCAGGAGCGGCGGCAGGGGCGGGCGGCGGCGGAACGGCGGCGGCGGGCTGGCCCGGAGTCGGAAACTTGGCGGGGTTCAGCTTGCGGCGGGTCGCCCATGCGGCGAGGGCGGCGGATGAGCGTTTCGCTGCTACTTCCGGGGTTACTTCCGGCTTGGCAGCGGGCGGCGGCGGCGGCGGCTGCACGGGCGCAGCTGGCGCGGTTCGCGCTTTTCGCTCGCTGACTTTGCGAGCTAGAAACGCCTGAGCCATCTTGCGCGGATTCGTACTTGCGGTTTTCTTCACGATATTTTCCCTTTCGGAAAATCTGCGGGTCCGGTATGGGCCTCATCAGGCAGCGGGTTACGCTGCGACGGCGGGCGGTCCGCCGTTTCGGCCTGTTACGCTGCGTCGCGCGTGTCCCACGCCTGATAGGCGGCGGCCGAGCGGCTGGCAGCGTTTGCGCGGATGGTGTCCCACGCCTTGAGAGCGATAGCGCGGCGGCGGTTCGCGCGGATGGTGTCCCACGCCTTGAGGGCGGCGGCCTGCTGACGCTGGCTAACAGCGTTAGCGCGGCGGGTACGCCACGCCTTGAGGGCAATAGCGCGGCGGATGGTGCGGGCGGTTGGGACGGTGCGGATGATGGTCATATTCGGCTCCTGCTGGCGGCTGGCTGGCTGGCGTTATTGCTGCCCTGCCCCGCTCTTGATGAAACAAGTATGACAGCTAGCGGTCTGATATTCTACAAGTAGCAAGCCGAAGACGGCCGGATTCGTTAATCTTTTCTGCGCAGGAGGGCGGAAACGGCCGGAAACGCTAATCTTTTCACAGATACGCGATTTATTTTCAGGGCCGAAAACGTTAGCCTTTTCGGTGATTCTGGCAGGCAGAGCGGGCGGGCGGCAGCGGGCGGCGGGCGGGCGGGTTTGGCAGCTGGCAGGAGCGGCGGCGGGCAGGTTTGCGGCAGCGGGCGGCGGAACGGACGGCCGGATAACGCGTTACGCACAACAACGTAACGGTTATGCCGGCCGTTTTGTCATCAGTGCATCCGATCATCCTTGTCGACGATGAGCGCATCGCCGACGATGGTCGGCAGCGCGCGGAGTGGTCGGCCGATTTCTTTCAGCCGCTCGCGGACCAGGATGGTCGCCAGCCGATTCACGGGTTTCTGTTTCAGCACGCCTTCCTCGTCCACGAACATCATCAGCGGCGACACGCCCGCCACTTGCTCGATCCAGCCGCCCACGAGCGCCTGAAGTTCTTCGAGCGTCCAGGCGTCGCCTTTCGGGTGGACGTCTTCGATCAAGCCGGTCACGCGCAGCAGTTTCGCCATCAGCTCCTCGCCTTCTGCCGCACGTCCCGCAGCGCGCATGGCGTGAAGTGGAGATCGCGCTCGACCTTCAGCCGCAACGGCCCGCAGGCTTGCTCAAGTTCGTCGAGACTGAACGAGCCGAGCTCCTCCTCGAAGCCCTGCACCAGCCCGAAGCAGATGTCATCGCCGTCGAATTCGAGCACGTACCACGTCCAGCTCGAGTCCGGCGTGAAGAACTTCATCTGCGCGATCGCGTCGTCGCCCTGCCCGTCCGTCGCGTACGGCTTCGGGAGGTTCGCCCGCTTCGCTGCGGCCTTCAGCTCGTGCGCCAGCTGGTTCAGCGTCTCCGCAAATCGCGGACTCTCTTCGGGAATGTCGGCTAGTGCCTGCATGTCGTAGTCGGTCATCTCTCACGTCTCCTCGCAGAATTCGCACGCCGGGCACGCCCAGAACGGCACCGCGTGCAGTTGAAAGTAAATCAGGGTCCGCCCGATGATCCCGTAGCCCGGAATCATCGGCACGCCCACCAGTCCGTCTGTGATGCGCTCCAGTCGCGCACGGCAGCGCGGGCACCTACGTGGTAACGGCGGCGTCGGCTTCGAATTCTTCATACGCGGCCAGGATGCGATCTCGAATGAGGTTCGTTGCGGCCACGTCCACGATCGGCCGCAGCAACGCGAACGATCGCCGCTCGCCGTTGACGCTGTACTGCCGCGCCGGGAACGTGACGTTGCGTCCGCCGCCGCTGCGTCGTTCCCAGACGCTGAAGCCGATCAGCTTCAGGCCCGCGAGCGGTCCCTCGGCAAAATGCAGCTCGACTTCCGCGAGTCGCCCGGGCGGATTGCCCTTGTCGTTTGGTGTGAACTTGATCAGCATGTCGCGCTACTCCTGAGCCCGCTGCGCCTGTATGGCGTGGCGGTTGCTATTAAGTATAGCGTGAGCGGTTAGATTCTCGAAAGGAATTAAAGCGGCCCAGCAGCGGGCAGTGGCGTGATCCCGAGGGCGTAGTACGACACGTTGCGCAGGTCCACGCTCGCCGCGTGCGTGATGGTGGCGTGCTTCCACGTCTCGCTGAGCACGCGCGCATCGAGGTATTCCGCGAGCCGGACCGAATGCGGCACCCGCCAGCCGGGCGGAATCCCGCAGGCGGCCAGGACGGCGTTACTGCTGACGGTGAACTGCACGCGCCCGCGCGTGAGAAACATCGCGACAGGTTGCCGCAGGCGCGGCAGCAGCGCGAGGTACGCGTCCCACGGCTCGCCGTAGGGGTCGATATCGATGACGTTGAACGCGGCCACGTCCAGCGCGTTCACGGCTTGCAAGGCGGTCAGGCGCAGCGTTCCGGCTTGTCGCGGCTTGATGTCGGAGCGGACCCACTGCACGATGTGCACATGGTCGGCCATCGCGCTCCAGATGTGGCCTGCGCCCGCGCACACGTCGAGCACGCGCGCCTCGGTGATCGCGAGCTCGCCCAACAACCATTTCCGCAGCGCGATCTTCTGGTTCAGCGAGCGGTTATCGGTCTTCGGCTTCGGCGGGTTCTTCACGAGTGATCGCCGGGCCGGATCGCCACGCTGGCGAACACGGCGGCCTTCTCCATCGATTCGAGTGCGGCCTGGTGCTGCGGCCAGACGGCCAACGGGATCGCCACGAGCACCCACGCGACTTCCTGCGGCCGGGCGATCTCGAGCCGCTTCCGCACTTGCGTCAGCCCGTCCGCGTCGAGCACGGACGCCAGCTCCTTCTCGGTGAAGAACGGCTGCAGGTTGAGGCCGGCCGATTTGTCGGCGGACAGCTGCTCGGGATTCCATTCCGCAAGTTCAGCGGTGCGGTTGTCGTACATCGCGAGCTTGCGCTTCTGGTCCGGCGTCAGGTTGCGGCGGCGCACGGCCACGAGCGTATCGCCGTCCGCCTCGACAATCTGCACCTTGGTGATTCCGGCGTCGGGCGCTTGTTCCGCGACGCCATTGCCCGCGAGAATCACATCGTCTTCATCGATGACGATGGAGCGGGCCGCGCCGACTTCGCTGAGCGACTCCGCGAGCATCGATTTGTTGCGGGTCGGATGGCTGCGGCGGTTGTGCGGGTCCGCCTTGAGTGTCGAGAGCTTGACGACGGTGGACGGTGGCATCGTGGTATCCCCCCCTATCCAAAAGCGCGGGAATTTGCGAACGGGGCCGTGCTGGTATTAAACGGCCCTGTTTCGG